GCTGGTGTGGCTGCCTGGCGGTGGTAAGGCAGGCCTCGCGCTCTTGCTCTTCTCGGATGGTGGCTTGGTCGGAAACGTCGGTCATAAAAAAGACCCGGCACAGAGGCCGGGCAAGGCGGCCGAAGCCGCTGGAGACAACTGCTATCGTTTCAAAGCCGCAGCTATGGAGGGCGCGACCTTCTCGACGCTGCGGCCTACAACATACCCACCAAGGCCAAACTCGACGATGCTCCAAAGCTTTAGGTATTCGGCCTCTTGCAGCCCAGGAGCAGCCCATCCGAACCACCTGGCCACGATCAGGCCGACGAACACCAGCATGGTGAGTGGTCGCCAGTTGGCCGCAAGCCAGTGCGTGCTGGCCGCCTCGGTGTTGATTATCTTGGCCGCAGCCGATTCGATCTCAGCCTGGTGGCTCAGCAGCTGGCGCATGGCCTCTGCCTCAGCCTTGGCCTTTTCGGTCGGGTCAGGAAACAGGCTGCCAACGATCTGGCCGATGATCGGGGCCAGCGCCGGGACGAGTGCTTGGATCATTGGTACTCCCAGATCACGTTTGACGGAAGGCCATGGCCACCCAGGCCAAGGTGCACGAAGTTCTTGGCAATGCCGATGCGGTGGAATCCGTGCTTGAGCGCCAGGCGGATCAAGTCGAATCGGTCGCTGCCAGAGGTGCACGCAACGTCGCAGCACATGCCACGGGTGTGCTCGCCATCAGATCGGCCTTTCTTGGCCTCCACGGGGTGCGTGGGGTGCCTGTAGCCGCTGGTGATGGTCATTGGCCGACCGTACTCGGTGCGCAGGGCCTGAAGGCGCTCCATGAAGTCAGGGAGCATGCCATTCAGGCCGGTGTGCTTGCAGTCGAACTCGGCCTTGGTGAAGTTGGGGTAGTCCGACCAGTCCATGTCAGTGACCTTTCCAGTGGCTGGCCATGAAGCCAACAAACGCAGAAAAGCCGGACGCGATGCTCATGCCGAGCCAAAGCCCACCTTTTGATCGGTTGGCCAAAGCCACCAGCTCTTCAAGCTGGCGCTCCATCTTGTCCATTTTTTTGTCGATGTCCTGCACGCGCTGCCACAGAACTCCATACTTCACGAGGTCAATGCCGCCATCCTTCTCTTCAGCCATGTCAGGACACTCCATCGATTACAAGCCCTGGCCGGGCGTGACGTAGACGGTGGTCGCGCCAGAGGCCAGACCGCTGAAATAGGTGTCCTTGTTGAAGCGCAGGATTTCGACAGCGCCAGGCACCAGCACGACGGCAGGCGAAGGGTTGCCAGCCACAGGAGCCACAGCATTAGCTGTCGCCTCTGCTGCGCTTGCACCAGTGCCCAAGAACACGGTGTTTGTGCCAGCGTTCACAAAGCGATACTGGCCAGCGTTCTGAGGATTGAACTTCTCGTAGACAGGAGCCTGGACGCCAGCAGGCGCGACAGCTGCTGCCGCAACGACGATAGTTTCGCCTTGCGGGTTGAATGCGATTTGCGAATTGGTGGACATTGTGGGCTCCTTGGTTTAAATGACGTTGAAGATGACCTTGTTCTTGCGCCGAGTGTAGATCTGGCTTGAAAACAGGTCGTAGTAGTTGATGGTGGCGAGGTGGCCGTTCAGATAGTTCGTACCGTCCGACCCAAGCCGCGCTTGCGTTACGGTCGGGATCGTTGCCGTGGTGTCTGTGACCACTGCGCCTGAGTCCTTGCGTGCCTTGCAGTCGTTGATCTGCCACCATCCAGTCAAGCTGTAGGCCGTGTTCGCCGCAATGGTGCCAGCGTCGATCTGGGCCTGTGGTGTGCCGCCATCGACGATATACAACTCAGGGTTGGTGGCGTTGCCACGCAGCGCAATGATCTCGTTGGCTGTGCCATCATCGAACTGGATCAGTGGTCTAGTACCGCTGACTGTGGATGGAAGAGCCTGCACCATTGCACCACCACGGCCTGCTTGCCACCAATCGCTGAAGTTCGTCCCCGTCATCGTAGCCACATCAGCATTGCGGGTCAGGGCTGCGGTGGTCGTGGGGATGTAGCTGGTGGCAAAGGCTCCAAGTTCTACTTGTGCACCATATACGTTGATACCAGATGTTCCATTGCCAGTGTAAGAAACAATTGCGTTGGTATTGGAAAGACCATACCGTATGTTGATCGTTCCAGTAGTCAATGTAATTGTGCAAGTGCAACGATACCAACCATTACCAACAGCGGTAATTGAAAATCCTGTGCCGCTTGCTGTGCCATTTGCTAAATCAAACACAGCACTGTTTGCACCCGATGATCCGCTAAACTGAATCCACAAGTACCGTGTGCCAGCGGTTTTTGCGTAAATGGATGCCGTGTAGGTAGCGGCAGTCAAAGTCAGGTTTTGGTTTGCGTGGCGAAACGCTGTGGTTGTTGACTCAACCAAAGTATCTGAGTTTGAAGCTCCTGCCGGGTTTACTACTGCTTGACTTGCATACGTCAGGTTTGGCAATCCCCAAGTGACATTGAAAGCCTGTGACTGAAGGCATCTATTTACCCGAGATTCCTCAATCAGCAAACCTTTACAAATCTTCGTAACAGGATCGTAGTCAAAACGTGGTTGATTGTTGGTTGCGGAAGTAATATAACCATTGCTGTCAACATAAGTCGCAGGATTTGACGCGCCAGTAGTACGAGTAAAAGTAACTCTCGCGTCTAAAGATGCCGTAGTGAAATCAAGCGCCAATTTAGGTAGCACTCGTTCTGTTGCCGTAGGGCTAAATGCGGGTGTAATCATAATCAATACATGTATTTGGTGTTGCTTTGAATAGCCGCATTTGTGTAGCCAGCGTCCCAAACAATCGGAGTACCACCAAGAGCCGATGTGCCCGCCAAAGTCAGAGTTACTGCTCCAGCAGATGTGATAGTTGGAGTGATCGTAAATGCGCTCAAACCACCACCGTAAATTTTATTTTGCGACACATTACTGACAAACACGGTGTAGTTTCCAGCAGGAACGCCAGCAAGAGTCAGCGTACCAGAAAAAGCAATCAAATCGCCAGCACCTGAACCTCTTGCTGTTCCAACAAACGTAAAAGTTTCTGCGGCATATATTTGGTCCTCGTAGTCAAATCCAGCAACAGAAAACTCAATAGTTCCAGTTTTTCCACTGCTCTCAAGTGGAGGATTGTTGATGTAAATTTGAGGTTGATAAACTTTTGCGCCAACTCCGGTTGTCAAATCACGAAGATTAGTTACTGTGCAACGAGAGCCTTCGTAGTAAGGAGTAGTCGAACTATTTTTGAATACCGCGACAGAATAAGACCCATTGACATACAAATCTGTAAAACTGACGTTGGTATACCCGTTACCAAGATCGGCAAAACACTCGGCGGAAGTAAACGCGCCGTAACCAGTAGAATGGTTCGGGTTTGTAATACTAACCATGCCGAGGTTTTTATAGATTTTGAACATCCCCTTTGTAGTGCCTTCACTGGAAACACAATCAAAAGTGACGTTACTGCAATCATTAACACAGTATGAGTACAGACTGCTTGCGTCTGCGGCAGTAGCTGTAAATTTAATTGATACCGGACGATGAGGCGGGTATGGATTTTGTATTCCTGGTGTATTTGTGTTGTTCCCAGATCCTGTTCCAGGGTCTCCGCCTACAAGATATCCATACTGGCAAGAAGCAGCGTACGTGTTGGAAAAAACAACGGTAGTACCTGTCCAGTAATAAAAGCCAACATCGCACTCTCTGGCTTTTACTGTGGTGAAATTGGAAGCCCAGCACCACATATCTAAACCACGCTTCCATCCTTGGCAAGTTACATTGCGAACGGATACGTTTTCTGTGAAATACAACCACAGTCCAGAACCTGTGCGCGTTCCAGGCGTAGCAGAAACACCATTTATGTTTTTAATCCACAGATTTTCAAACATTAAATTGCGTTGGTAAGTTCCGTTTGAACTACCACCATACGCAGATGCGGTTCCATAATTAACAGGGTCTGCTGGACGATTGGAAAGATAAATTCCATCCACATCAGACGATCCAGACAAATCAAACGACAATACCGATTGCCCTTCTGAATCGCCAATCACAGTAAAGCCATATTCACCACTAATAGGTGGCGTAGCCAATGATGCGGTAACTAAATAATTGCCTTTTGGGATGAACACAGTTTTGCCATATGCGGCATCAAAACAGGCTTGAATTGCAGCCGTGTCATCAGTAACACCATTTCCGACTGCACCAAAATCTTTGACACTGACAGTTTGAGACAGCTTGGCTTCAACGTTTGTTTGAGCAGCATTCGTGAATGGTGGATCGTAGACGACGTTCTCAGCATTTACGCCAGTGATCACTTCACCGCTGTAGCGTTCTGTGGCTGCAGGAGCGCTATACACCACGCTGCCATTCTTGTTCATCACGCGAATGCTGTAGTCGCTGTTGACGTACAGGCGTGCAGGCGTTCCGCTGTTGGAAGGGTAGCCTCCAAGCGTGCGGATCGGCTGATCTGCCGGAATGGTCAGTGCCGAATCCCAGTAGACGTTGATGGGGTTGACCTGAGGATCGAGGTTTTCTTGGCCAATCCAGACAAAGCCACCCTCAAGAGGCTGGCCATCAATGTCCGTGAAGATCGGATAGGTTGGTTGAATCGAGAGTGCGGACATTACTGGTTCTCCTGGTCGAATTGCTCCTGGGTCTGCAGCGATTGAACGATGAACTTCTCACGCGCACTCATTTCGCGTGGGAGCTTCACCGCGTCGGCAAACTTCTGGAAAGATTGTGACATTTACTGTGCCTTACGTTTGAGGATTTCTTCCATCGCTTTGATGGCGTTTTCTTTGTTGACGCCGCGCAAATTTTGCGCCTTCTCGGCCAGCAGGTCAAAGGCTCGCTGGGCAGCATTGCCTCTGGCGATGTCAAGGCCGGTTTGCATGGCTTCGGCCACTTGGCCCTTGAGCGACGTCTGAGCAGCAGCACCGAACATGCGGTCGAGTTCATTGGCAAAGATCAGCTGGTTCACCACGTCGTCTTCCAGCTTCATGCCGTACTTGCTGGCCACCTGGTTGGCCTGGTCGAGCGAGTCGATCAGGTTTGCCCGTGTGCCGTAGTTGCTGGTCAGCTTTCGCATGGCCGTTCCGAGCGCCTTGTTGGCGTTTGGCGACTCCAGATCAATCTGGGTGCCTGCCGCACGTTGCAAGTCATCGAGTGCCGTGATGGTGTCCGCATACTTCTCGTTGGCCGCACGGTAGTCCGGGAAAGTTTCGCCAAGAGACTGGTTCAGGTTGCGACGCAGGTTCTTCAAGATGCGCTCAGCCTGAGCCGTCAAAGGATTGGCCAGGTTCTTTTTGCCGTAGTTGACCTGCGTGTCAATGAAACGCTTGGCAGTGTGCACACCATAGGCGTCTGGCGCATTGGTGGCGCTCAGGCGCTCCAGGACGGCATTCAAGGTGCGCTGGGCAGCCTTGTCACCCTGAATGTCAGAGCCTTGCAGGATGGCCTTGGCCACGCCGTTTTCATCAAGCTCGACCTTGACGCCGATGCTGGACAAGTCATCCAAGAACGAGTTGATCGCAGGATCGTAGTTGACAGCCTGGCCGCGCAAGCGTGTCTGCGCAATGCGGTCAATGGCCGTTCCTGCCTTTTTGTTGGCGTCCGTCAGGAAGTCAACGCGAGCCTGCACGGTATCGCCAAGAATGTCTGCAGGCCTGTTCATAGCCCTGAACTTCTCGCTCTTCTCGCCCATCTTGAAGATGTTGAGCATCTTGGTCATGGCCGAGCGATCTTTTTCAGATGCTGCCTTGATGCTGGCCACCGCGCCGTCTTTCCAGCCTTGCTTGATGGCACTGACTGCCTCATTGTCTGGCACCACCTGAGTGCCTGAAAGACGGACGTTCACCAGATCAACAGCATCAGGCGTCTGTGCCAGTTGGCTTTTGATGATGCGCTGATTTTCAGGAGCGATCTTCTCGCCCACGGTGGCTTTGATGCTTTGCACCGCCTCTTTGAATGTCGGCTCGACCTGTTCACGGATACCTGCGCCAGTTGGCGCGACGGCTTTGGCTGTGGCCTGAGTGACTGCCTTGGCAATCTGAGGAACGGCAGGAAGCAAACCACCGCCAACAGCGGCAGCCAGTTGCCCGACGGGGCCTGCGCCCATTTCCTTGGCCGTCTGACCTGCAGCGCCAGCAGATGCACCACTGGCGGCCTGAAGGCCGGGTGCTGTGGCCATAAGTTGACCGACGCCCTTGACGATCGGAGATGCAGCCTGCGCCAGCGTCTGGCCAGCAGCAACCATGCCACCAGCGCTACCGGCACCAGCTGCTGTGGCCTGGACAATGCGCTCAGCCTCAGTGCGAGGCTGCGCCACACCGACACGAGTCAGAATGTCAGCCAATGCGTCGGTCGGCAATGTGTACTGTGTGCCGAACATGCTGTTGACGGCGCCGACGACCGGATCAGCAACCAATCCGGCCAATGTTGCAGCGCCAGCACCAGCGATAGCGCCAGGGACTGCGCCAACACCACCAAGCAAAGCACCAGCAGCGCCGCCAGCAAGAGCGCCAGCGGCAGGAAGCGCCAATCCTCTGGTGGCCGCGCCAGCAAGTCCTGTGGCTGTTGTACTTGGCTGCTCAGGTTGTTGCACCTGGCCACCGAACTGCGCAGCCAATGCCGCGAGATCAGCAGGAGACTGAGCCTGTGCAGCTGGTGCCGCTTGTGCTGTCGGGAAACTTACATCGACGGCCACGCCTTTTCCGCCTTCGGTTTGCACGTTGAAGGTTTGTGTTGGCGCAGGCGAGACAGAGCCGCCAAACTGTTTTGCAAGTGCTTCGTAGTCCATTACAGCCCTGCCGATTTCTTGAATCCATCAAGCGCTTGCTGGCTTGGAAATGTCACGACTCTTCCATCCGGCAAAGTCAAAGACAATGCCGCACCTGGTGCAGTAGGTACTTGATAGTCTTTCGGTGCAGCACGACCAGCACGGGCTCTCAGAGAATCTAAGTAAACCGGGATCGCCGCGAGCTTTTGCTTTCGCGTGTCTGCATCATCCGAAAAAAGTGGCGTCAGCTCTTCCAGCTTCTGCTTGGCTTCGTCTCGGTTCACGCCTGCACCAGTGGCAGCACGTAGCAACGCCTCGGACAGTGAACTTGCCGCTTGAGTGAACTTTTGACGATCTGTGCTGCGAGCAATCGCCGCAGTGCCTTCGCCAATGAAAGGCAAAGTGCCGAGTGCAGATTCGACCACTCCAGGCTTTTCTGCGCCAGTAGGCTTGCCTTCTTTGGTGTACATGGCACCAAGCATGTTGGTATATGCGTTGGTCGCCTGAGCAAGCCACCCAGCGGCCTTGCGCTCATCCTCAGTCGCTGCTTTTCCGCCTTCGCCTTTACTCGGCAATGGCAGGCCTTTCAACGCAGCATCAAAGTCAAGGCGCAGCATTTGCGCTTCGGTGCCGAGCTTGTTGGTCTCGACCAATGCCTTGTTGGTTTGCGCTTTTGTAAGGCCAAGGTCAGCGGCTTTTTTCTGTAGGTCTGCAATTGCAACCTTTTCTGCATACTTGGCTTCAACAGCAGCCTTGTCTGCATCAGAAACAGCCTTCCGCATTTCGGCTTCTTTTTGTTTCTGCAGATCAGGAAATAACGCTTCCTGTTGTTGAGTTTTGATCGACTTGTCAATCGACTCAAACATCTCTTTTGCTCCAGGAATCCTGGACGTGACAGTAACCAAAGATTTGAATGCAAGTGCAGGCCCACGATTAGGGTCTTCAGCAGCATCGGCAATGCGCTCATACAGAGATGCCTCTGCCTCATCTCCACTGTTGCGCTGTGCAGTTGCATAGTCTCTAAGCAACTTAACGCCAGTTTGTGGGTTCACCTGTAGCGCAGACAAAATCTGCCCATTGGTTTTCAGGACGCCTTGCTGCTGCTCTTTGCTGAATGCTTCAATGTACGGACGAAGTGCATCAGCACGATCTTTTGGCAAAACAGAGGCGAATCGCAAAGCATCGCGCATTGTCGGATTCGGGTTTGCAAAAAACTTTGCTTCCTCTTGTGCTGCAAGCTGCTGCTGAATCTTTTGCTTCTCAAGAAGTTGGCGCTGTTCCTCAAATTGTTGCAAACCTGCACCAAGTTGAAAGCCTTGCGCAGCCTGCTTAAATGGGTCAGCGACTTGCGCCGTGTAGTCGATCGGTGCAACCATATTTAGAACTCCTGCGACGCAAGCATCGCTGTTTGCTGCGAGCCTGGCGTCGTGCCATATTGCAATGCCGTGCCGATATTTAGGCCGCCAGTACCGCCGCCAAAAATTCCAGGAAACACTTTGCCAAAACCACCGGCGCCTTGAATCGCACCGAATGCCTTGGAAATTCCGCTTGTGAGTTGATTTTCTGCAAGCGCTCCACCAGCCTGAGCAGCGCCTTGCTGCCCAAGCAAAGTAGCGATGTTTGCACCTGTTGCTTGACCAAATGCGGCTTGGCGTGCGGCAGATGCTTGACCGATGTTTGCCAGTCCACCAAGACGCTCATATTGCTGGCTGATGAGGTTAGACAGCAACTGTGGACGGAACTGGGCAAGTGCTGCCTGAATGTTTCCACCGCGCAGTCCACCAGTGGCAGACGCACGTTGCAGCAATGCGTTTTCGCCTTGCTCCATGAGGGCTTGGTACTGAGGAGACGCCTCAAGTGCCGCAATGGCCTGCTGCTGTGCAGGGCCACCAGCAATGCCAAGCAATGCCTGCTGCTGGCCAATAGCGCCGACACCGGCTTCGCGGTAAGGAGAAAGCAGTTTTGTGATTTCGTCAAACTGGCGACGCTGTTCTTCAATGCCAGCTTGTGCAGCACCGGCCTGAATGCCGGATGCTTCTTGTGCAGTCTCTCGGCCTTCAATCGCTCCACCAAGCGCGGAGCCAATAGTCCCACCGATAGGCCCACCAAAGATAGAGCCTGCAATGCCTCCGAGTGTACTAAGCAATCCCATGTAAACACCTCAATTTTTCATTGGATGCCGCCGGGTGCACTTTACTCAGCGGCTTGATTTTCCCACAAATGCTTGCTTTTGCAAACGCCTTCCGTAAAATGGTCTGGCAGCTCACCCGACGGGGGACAGGCGACTCATCACCGCTTGCTGCATCTTTCGATGGCTTTCCACTCTGATGAGGTGCGACATGATCACACAAGACCGACTGCGCGAGCTTGCGCATTACTGCCCGGAGACGGGACAGTTTACACACCTGCAGTCCAAAGGACGCAAGAAGGCTGGCATGCCTGCCGGATCGCTGCGCCGCGATGGATACGTCTACATCATGTTTGACGGTTTCCGAGGAATGGCACACCAGTTTGCGTTTCTGTACGTCACTGGCGAATGGCCTACGCAAGAGATTGACCACATAGACGGAAAAAAGGCCAACAATGCCTTTGCCAACTTGCGCCATGTCAGCAGGCAAACAAACACAGAGAACAAGCGCACGGCCAAGCGCACCAGCACTACCGGATTGCTTGGCGTGATAAGGCATCCACGTGGGTTTGTTGCTCGCATAGTCAGCGAAGGCAAGCGCAAGTATCTTGGCATCTTTGAGACGCCAGAGGCTGCGCATAAGGCCTACGTTCAGGCAAAGCGAGAGTTGCATCAAGGCTGCACCATTTAGTCGTCTTCGTATTCCCGTTCTTCCCACGCCTGGCATGACCTCATGTCATGACAAATGAAGTCGAACTTCTTGCAGTAGCCGCGATACCCTGCTCCATCATCCCACTGGTTGCGTGGGATTCTGTCCATTTTGGCTTGCGTCAGCGGGTCATTGAAAAAGTATTCACAATTCGAGCAGCGACGACGACGGGCCTCTTTCTCGTCCACCTGCATGGCCTTGCCAAGTGCAACCCAATAGACCTTGTTGGCCGTTGGCTCGTTGCTTGGGTTTTCAGGGCCGAGCATCCAGTCATCGATCACCACCTGGGTGTTCTTCTTGTTCTCGGCCGCTGTGATGAACGGCATGGATTCAGGCAGGCCGGTGAAGCCAGCCACCATGATCTTTGGCATTTCCATTGTGGTCTCCTTAAGTGATTTCACGGCCAGAGGCGCGGATGGTCAGGGCAGTGGCCGTGCCGGTGGTCGAGATGAATCCACCATTGGCCAGCACTTGGCCAACCAGCTCGGGGAAAGTGTAGGTCTCGTCCGGTGCAATGGCGCGGCTGTCCACGATCAGGTTGGTCGTGCCTGCGCTGCCACCGCTGCTCACCAGGTGCACGCTGATCACGGCATTGCTGGCGCTGGTGTTGGTGGCGGTAAATTTGTCGATGATGGCCGTGCAGTTGGTGGCGGTGTATTGCGTGGTCTGCGCCGCCTCCATCTGCTTGGAGCCAATGAGGGGTTTTGCTGTGACTGCCATGATTTCTCCTTACTGTTGGACTTGAGTGACGGTCAGAACGATGGCCGGTGCGCCTGGTGCAAATGCCGTGGCCGCCACGGTATCCACCGTCACGTTGGTGCTATCTGCTGCAAAAGCCATCTCGACGTACTCGTTGGCGTTCAGCGAAACCGTCTCGCTCAGTGCGATTGGAATGTATCCGTTGTTTATGTCTGTGGTGACAAGACGGGCAGAGTTTGTGATCGCTGTGCCGTTCTTCTTGAACCAGACCCAGACATTCTTCGACGATGAGCTTCCGCTGGACAGCTGCACCGTTGCGTCGAATTGGTACAGGCCAGACTGCGGAACGATGATTTGCGAAGTCGTGCCACCAATTACCACGCCGTTGCTGATCTGCGTGTTGTCAAAGGTAAGCAGGTATTCGGTGTTTGTTGCGCCAGGCGTTTGGTCGGTGGTCTTTGTGAACACGCCGTAATACTTCATCTGCTCGATGGTCGGGCGCACGAAGATCACGCCAGCCGATGCGTCGGACACGATGCAAGCGGCCAGAGGGATGACGTTGTTCGGGGCTGTTGGCTTGACGTTGGTCAGCGCTCCAGCGGTTGTCGGGCTGGCATAGAGAATGTCGCCTGCGCTGAATGCGCTGGTGTCGAGGTCGCGCACGAAGCCCCATGTGGTGCAGTAGCCCTTCTCGCCGCTATCCGGCAGGTCATGGGTCATCACGCCGAGTATGTAGAGCGATGGGCTTGTGCCGTCGGCAAGGTACGGGGCCACCAGCAGGGCATTGGCAGTCGCGCCAGCAAAACCAACCACAGAGCCGTTCTGAATGGTCGAGCCTGTCGTATTGCCGACACGGGCGTAGACCTCTTGGCCGACCTGCTGCGTGACGCCGTAGTCCATGCCGATGTTCACGGTCTGGTCGGTTTCATTCCAGCCAAGACGACGGATGCGCGATACAAAATCAGCCGTGTTCAGGTCGATGTAGTCCGTGACTGTCGAGTTATTGTTTTCGATCACAGGCGCGGTGCTCAGCATTTCCAGAGCATTGGCAATGCGGCCGAGCGTGTCCAGTGCCTGCACGGCCTTCTGGTCTGCGTTGCCTGCATTGATGGCAGCATCTTTGGCCATGCTCACGATTTGAGCCAGCGCCTCATTCGCTGATGCGTCTGCATTTCCAGCCTCGATGCTGATGCCTTCCGTGTCAGTTGCTGGCGACACTTCGTCTGCAATCTGAAACAGGCGCTCGAATTGCCTGATCTGCTCCTGGTTTTTCAGGAACGTGGCGAGCTGGTCGCGGGTAAGGTTGAGCTTCTGCGTTGCCATCAGTAGGCCAATGGCTCAATCTGAGCCTCAAGACGGATGAAAGACAGGTGCGCTTGGCTGTCGCCACGGAAACGCTGGATGCGCCAGTTGCGCATGTGACCCTGCTGGAACCACGCCAGACGCTTGCGGCTGCCAGTCGTGCCAGCGCGGATGCTGCGGTCTTGGCTCCAGGCCACGCCGTCCACGCTGTAGCTGGTCGAGATCATGGGGTCGACGCCAAGCGCAACGCTGCCGGTCAAGCTGACCAGCTCCAGCTCATTGAAGATCGCGCCGTTGCTCTCGTTGTAGACGATCAGCGTGCCGAACTCCCAGCGCACGATCTGGCCCCAATGGCTGCTGATGTTGTCCACCAGGTAGCCGATGGCGTTGGACTGCGGATGACCCGATCATCCACTTGTCGTAGGCCCAGACCAGATTCCTTGCTCGATACTGACTGAAGCCGACCTGGCTGGTGGTCAGCGTGAACCAGACGGGCTGGTTTAGCTCTGCGGTGGCAGCAGCATCGAACACCATCGTGCGGTCAGGCAGGTGGACATACAGGTGCTGGTGGGCCTTGTCGTTGCGTGCCTCTAGCTTGACTCCAGCAAGCTGCGTCTCGGTGTAGCCGAGCAGAATCTGGTCGATTTCCTGCGTGCTTATTTTTTGAGCAGTAGCGTTCGCGCCAAGGTAGATGCCTGGCGCTTCATTGCGGCCAGAGCCGAGGAAGGCGACACTTTCCACAAATACGCAGCATCCAAACGTACCGATGACGCCTTTTGTAATCTGCGCACCATCAATGCGCTGGAATGGGAAGAACTCGCCGCCCACGTTGTCGAACACCTCGATGGTGTTGCGGTTCAGGGCATAAACCTCGTTTCGCAGCTTGAGCAGCGCCACCACTGGGTCGGGGTCGACTTCGCTGGAGCCGTACTTCAGCGGGTTGACTTGGGTCGGGTCGGACAGCTCGGTTACCACCAGGCTGGTGCCATCGGTGGTCATGAAGTAGCCGTCCACCCACACCACGTCCAGAACGATGCCGAGGTCAGGGTCGGTCACTTGCGTGAGTGCGCCGTTCCAGTAGTAGAGACGCCCACCAGACGCAATGGCCAGGCGGTCGAAGCTGTAGTCCATCGTCACCAGGGTGTTGACGGGGCCGCCAACGTCACCCAGCACGGTCACAGCGCCATTGCTGGCCACGGTCACCAGCTTGGTTCCCATGACACGGTAGCAGACGCCATTCCAGTTGATGCCGCCACGGTCAATGCCTGGGCCAGTGCCGTTGCCGACGATGCCGTCACCAGGACGCAGAAAACCGGCACTGATGCCGGACTGCTTTGGGACTGGCACCAGGTTGACCGGGTACAACGTGCGCAGGTCTGGCCCGTTGTCAGCGTAGATGCCGTTGAGGATTGGAATCTGCATGGATCACCACTTGACCTTGTTGGCC